TTCTGCCTTCTGTTTCTAAAAGCAATTCTCTTTTTTCTTTATGTGATGGTAATTCAACTTTTATTTCTTTTTGAAATTTGTCTTTTGCTAGCGCTTCTAGCATTGCAATGTTTACTTCTTCGTAGTCGGCAGCAGTGTTTTTAAATTTTTGTAGCTTTTGGTAAGAATCATCCGCAAGTGGCGCGCCCTCTACATATTTGACCTCACAATCCTTAGCAACATATTTACCTGCCTTGATTATTCTCTCCGCTTTCAACAAATATTTGCTTTTATAAATTGCCATTTTATTTAGGAGGCCCCGTCAATTTTTATGTTTTTTTGTTCAAGCTTTAAATTATACTTTTTAGCATAATCTGATTTTAATATAACTTCGGCCAAAAAATGAGCAAGACTCGGGTGATTTTTGTCGTACCATGGTATTTTCTCTTCCTTTTGGCCGGCGAGTGCAGAGTCTAGCTGCGACCTCTTACTATACATATTTATGCCCTGTACCTCCGTGGTATACGTGCCCGGTGAAACAGTGTCAGTAACACTGTGAATTGCATAATATCCTGCAATGCCGGGGTCTTCTTCTGGAGTTAATCCCAGTGTGGCGATGTCAATTACAAATACACCAGAATTAAAAAATACACTATTGCCGACCAACATGGCGCTAGCAGAATACGTATATTTAAAGTATCCAGCCAAAGTGTCGCGATTTTGCAAAGCAATTGCAGTTCTAAGCTTTGCGTTGTCTTTGTGGCTGAAACTAATGTCTGTAAGCAGCCCTCGTGCTGCGCCGATATTAATATGATATAAGCCCATATCGAAATCAATTTTTGGATCAAACATTTTTTTAGTTAATTGGCTGCCGCCCAAGAATTTACTTCCCTTTGCATCTTCATTTGGGGCAAAGTGAACAAGAATCGTGTGTTGCCCATCAACGTTTTCTTCCATAGATTTCATTTCTTGTAATAACATTTCCATGGCTCTGTTCTTCTTTTTTTGTACAGGCGCGCTTGTTAGGTTTGCTGCAAAAAAATGCTTACCGTAATAAAGATTCCAGCGCGTAGAGCTTACGCGGGCGGCCGCGGCGGGGCGTGGCTTAACAGCCATATAGTGATCCCACCGTATATTACCTAAATTAAAATTAGAAACATTTCCTGTTGAGTTATAATATAATGCCTCTTTCGCTAAATTGACTGTCACTTCTTGTAGTAAGTCGCCAATTGTTAAATTAGTTTTTCCGTCGCGGTAGAGAAGTTTATATAGCCACGTATCAAATGTTTGAGGTGTTATTAAAATGTCGCCAATGTTCACCCACATATCTCTGCCAAAAGTGCGGTAAACAGTGTTGCCAAAACAAATATCAGGCCAACTCTTTGCATCGTCGCCGCCCAGTTCATAAATTGCCTCCACCAAAGCTCGTAACGGAAAGAAGAGGGTTGTATCTGCATGTGCCCCCTCCGTGAATTTATGGTTCACGTCGTACCGTTGGCCACCGGATACTGCAACACTTGCAACCATTTTTTCGAAACTTTCTTCTGCGTCTTGTTCGGCGGTGGCCGGTACGGTTTGCTTTTTAGTACTCGTTATTTTATAGTCTTTTTTATACCGAGTGCCACATAAATCTTTAAACTTTGTCCAATCTGCAGCCTCTATTTTTGATTTCACGGCCGCTGTATCAACTATCATCAATCCAGTGTCAAATTTTTGAAATTTTGAATACTTATGGTCTTTGTATTCCGCGGAGTTGTCGGCTGAATAAAGCATATTCTTGATTTCTATTTTTTGGACCACCTTCCGCGATGGCTGAGCGCGGCGCGGGTTCGACCACACAGAAAGTTTAAAGAACCTCCCTCTCTTCAAAATAACTTTTTTAATAATTCCCCGCATGTCGGCCGACAAATTTAATTCTCTACGACGTATTTGTTTATTAATGTCGTTGATATTCGAAGCCCCTTCTTGCTTGTCGTCGACAATAGCTTTTTGGGACGCTATTTTTTCGGCTTCTTTGCAGGGGTTTGGTTTGCCAACTGCAGCGTTAGCTTTTTTCAGCGCTTCTATTTTTTTCTCACTAGCCTCTCTTTGTTTATACAGGCTCTGCAATTTTTCAAGGTCTGACCCTGTATTACCGGAGTCGCCCAAAAGATTCCTCATTAAAAATTGATTTTTTGGTATAATTGCAGCCGGATTTCTGTAAAACATATCATATATTGGCCCTCCGATATATTCAATATTTAATTCTATCTCTCCTTTGCTTGTAAAAGAAAAATTATGACTTTTCCAAGAAATCCACAATTTTTTTGTTTCCTGTTTTCTAAGCAGTTCTTTCATGTCTGAAGGTATTAATTTTTCGTCAACGCTATCATTAAAGTTCCACCCGTATTCTAGAATGAGCCTTTCTTTGCCCTCGTCCATTTTTTCTATCAATTGAATGTATTCATATTTGACGGGTGGATTTGCCTTTTTATCAGCTTCCGACAAAGGGCCCGGGCCGCTGCCATTTGTTTTTTTAGCAAATGCTGCCATACTAGCAAAATAAAGATTAATAGAAATCTCATGAGAATCTATTACGAAGCGCGGCTGTTTTCTAGTAACTCTAATGTCTCTTATGCCAACACCGTCGCCTCGGGCATAATTACTGGCGTTTTCTGTTATGTAACTTATATCTGTTGTATGCCTAAAACGAATTGGCCTTATATTTTTTAAGTCCCACTTTTTTGGGCTTCCCTTTTTCCTGCCCACAACATAAAGCTTGATAAAGGGGGACATAGCCGCGATCTGGGCCGGCCTTAAATTGCTCATAAAATCTATATACTTTTTTCTTTCTTCTTTTGCTTTCTTTTTATCGGCGGATAGGCCGTCGAACTGAGCGCGTAATTTTGTTTCCAACTCATTTTTATAAGACGGGTGTATACTAAAAATCTTACTTTTATCTTTTCGTATAAAGTCGTCTTCTGTTTCGGGTGAGCCATATAGAAATGTCTGCAAATCATGATCGGGATTTCTTGCTTGGGGCAAAATAAAATCATTTAGCCACCCTTGGAAATTGCCCGCCACGTTTGTAGGAAAAAAACACTTTAAGTCTGGCATATCTTTATAACCCGTAAGAAGTTAAAACACTTTGCAGCGGTAAAGGTACTTTAATTGTATCCCCCAGTTTTATATGTTGTTCTGTGGGCTTTTTATTAAACCACGCAATCACCCACCAATATTGAGAATCTCCATAATAGAAATGAGCCAACTTATAGTACCGATCTCCCAAGCCCCAAATGTGAGTTTTATAATTAAATGAAAAAATATCAAAGAATTCAGGATAATCTAATCTCTGAGTTCCATATTGCTCAATTGAATCTGTATTATTAAATCGTTTTTTAAACACTTTTTTATAGTCTGTATCTTCATTTAAAAAGACACTTATTTTGTTATATCTGTTAGCAGTCATTTTTAATTTTAACCCTGATCAGAGTGCCCCAGAACAGCCTTATCCGCAACATCTTTATCAACGCCGCCCAGATCCCAATTTGCAACAGGGGGATTGGCACCACCGAACGAAGAAATTGTACGATAAGGATAATCGCCACCCATAATTGCACCTTCTCCAATAAATCGCTTTGTAGATGCATCAAACCCCGGAGTTCTTTCGTGTAGCACAGTAAATGTAAAATTCAACTCAATAGCGCGGGGCAATATGGCGCCGGCGGTTGTGGCTGCACGCCGTAAAAAAACACCCCTTGACGCAATTTGCATATCAGAAGAAAATGACGTAACGTATCCCAAGAGACCTGATACACCATCAGCATGATTTAAAATTAAATTTGCAAATTTAATTCGAATAAGCGGAGGGCTGCTCATTATTTCTGGTCTTGAATCGTCTTCCTGCCCAAATGCTCTTGTATACCAGTTATCAGATTTGTTTCCAATTTTATTATATGAGGGGTAAAGATTTTTGGTAAAAATGTTTAGTTTTTTTAAATTTTCATTTGCATCATTCTTATCATAACAAGGTATCAAAAGACTCAGCGTAATTGATCTTTCTGTATTTGAAAAAATAGGGATCTTGTCTGGGCGCCCAAAAACAGGGATTGAATTCCAATTTGGCTTAAAATCATCTTTAAATTGCTTAATATATGCGGGGAACGTAATAGAGTTTGTTGCAGTTATACTATCTAAGCCTCGTTGCAGACCTTGTTTGGCCCAATTGCTACCTGCGGCTGCACCACTGAGCGTTGGAAATCCAATTCTTATGTCTGTGAATGGCAGACTATTTCTAATCGCCGCTTCCGAAGGTGAACATGTGCCAAGAGTTGGGTCTGTTGAGGTCAGGCCCTCTGCCACTTCGCCAATGCCACCAAAATTAATAGACATAATAATATCCTCTCTCTATAATTAGAATAGAAACAAAAAATATACTCTATTCGCTTTGATGTGTTTGTTTTGGTCAGTCCAGTGAGGCTCGACTCAATCGCCGCCGACTTTGGTGCCCAAATGATCATTAATGACTTTCCTGATTATATCTTTTAATGCTTCTACATTCTTTGTCGGATCCTTCGCGGCGTCGACCAGCTTTTCATATGTTTTAATAACGCCTTTACTTAGTTCCTTGCCGGCATTTCCCCAAGCCGCGGCAAGTGCATCAGAAGATTTGCTAAAAGCGCCAGAGAGGCGTTCAATCGTTTCATCATCCGCCACAATAGATAATTTCATCGCTTGGATTGTGGCCTCCAGCTTTTGCATCGGATCTACAATTGCTTTTGCTTGATCCTTGGCAAATTTCTCTAGCTTCGCTGTTTCTGGCACAATCTTTGCTTCTGTGAGTTTGCCCGAGATAAGTGCTGCAGCTTCTTCTTTGCCCACAATATCGCCCAAAGCTCCGACAAGCAAATTTCTAACAACGGGCCCCTGTGCCATCACTTGACCTTTAATGCCGCTAAATACTCTATTTAGTTCCTTGATTCTTTGATCTGGAGTCATTCCAACCAATTTCCTAGGATCAATTGAAGTGCCAAATCTCATCAAAACTTGATTTAAACTAGCTGCTGTCTCAAACGCGCTTTCAAATGTATCAAATTTTTCAATGATCGGCAAAACTGTCGACATACCAAGGCCCAGTTGTTTGCCATATTGTTGTAATGCGCCGCCGATTTTAACAATGGATTCAGGGTCCATAAACCCAACAAAAGCCGCCTTGTTGGCTAACACGTCTTTTGTTATCGCACCTAGTGATTGACCCGATATTCTTGCAAGAGCGTCCATATGATTTGTAGCTTTAATTACATCATCGCTTCGGTGGGCCAAAACCGTGCCAAAAAAGTTAAACGCCTTGACCGCCGTTTCGCCACCGATTCCGAGTTCTTCATATATTGCAACGTGATCTCTGATTGCATCTCTTGTGCCGCGATCTCTGAAAGATTCATTGACAACGCCCATGTAGTTTTCAGCTACAGTTGTAACTGTTTTGCCATAATCTTCATAACTAACGCCATACTGTCTCAACTCTTTCATGTGGTCGGCCATGTGGCGCGCCTCACTAATGTGAGCCCTGCCAACGTCGCCTAAACCTTGCTGAAATTGGCTTAAAAAGCCGCCAGTCTTTTTAAGTTGACGGCTCATGGCCTCCATCTGGACTATTCCAGAATATAAAAAGCCTTGTTTCGCCTTTTCGCCATATACTCGTTCGGCGGTACCGCGTATAAGACTTTCTGCGGCTTTGCCGGCATAAGCAGTTGCGATAGTCTGCATGAAATCCACTAATCCCGATTCAATAGTTTTTTCAACAAGCCAATCCGGCATCGGGATGCCTTTGCGGAACAGCCATGCCTTCCAGCTCTTGATTTGATCAGCTTGCTGCCGGTTTTTTGCCATTAAATGGTTTCTCCTTTGTCGTCGGTATTATAACTATCAACTAGCTTCTTAAAAAACCAGTCTCTTAATCTCAACGGTAAAGCATACAATTCAAAAAATCCCCAATTGCCGTGCTTTTTCATAACAAAAAACATTCCATAAACATCATCCATATATTCAGTCGTCAGGCCAAAAAAACGTGGCATCTACCGGAATACCTCCTTCGTTCTGGTGATCGCATTTTTCACAACCAAAACGATATACAAAATCCATATCGGGAATTAATTCATTGTATTTTTTCTGAAGGTACTTAGAATCTGAAATTGGCATATTGGAAATAAATTCTGTAACTGTGGCTATATCTTGCTTTCCGTTAACAGAAGCAATAGTTGCGCGGTGTTTCTCAAAAATGGGCTCCGGTGGAAGATTGTGTTCCATTTTTTTCATAAACAATTGTGCCAACTGTGCTTCGCCGCCAGTTGTTAACGCTTTTATTTCAACAAAAGCGTTTGTTCTGGGTAATTGTACAACAAAAGTACCGTGGCCTGTTAATTCTACTCCCTCATAATTGTTTTTCTTTGGTTTTATTTCATTTAAGTCAATAGTTACTTCTTCTTTGTTATAACACTCCACACAACTTACATTAATCCCATATGCCGGCCCGTAACCACTGGCCCTTGCAGCAATTAATATCGCGTTTCGATCACCCAACAACAACTCGTTTGCACGAATTGATTTATCAACCAACATACTCTCAATTAGTTTTTCCAGCGTGATACCCTTTGACATTAAACTTGGATTTGATAAAATATCCTCTTGCTTGGTTGTCATATATGTAATTTCGACTTCTTCTTTGTTGTGCAAAGAAGAGTTCACTGGATAAAATTTGCCGGCTGAAGGCAACTTAACAAAATCAGTTGGAAGCGAATAGCCGTGTTGTTGTGCTACCGGCGCTTGTGGTGCTCGTGGTGCCAACATTTCTTGCGGAACTGCCGGGACTTGCTGCGCGACCGGTGCTTGTAGCGCAGGCTGTGTTTGCGGCGCTTGTGGCACCACAAATTTGCTTGAATTATCAATCATTATCTCTCCTGTTGATCGGTTTATACACCTTTATAAACCAATTCAGCCCAATCATATCTAACTTTCACTGCTGTACCGAGCAAAGAATCGTTTGTGTAAGTAAGCTCTGCTGGTGTTACGCTTTCTATGAAAGGTTCGCGCAACAACCACTCCTCATACACATCTCCACTCGGGGTCAGCATCTTGATTTTGACTGGGCCTAATGATTGTATTAAATCATGTTTGCTAAGATCTTTTAAATTTGAAGATATGTTTATATTATTAGGGGAATCATACGCAGTATTTGTTAATTTTTTCATCAATACGCCAAGTACAGAGTTTAGAATGTCTCGTGAAAAAACCTCTTTAACGGTAAAAGTTATTGGTTCCCACTTTACATAGCCCTTGGGGTAATAAATTTTATGATTTAAAAGAGTGAACTCTTCCGACTCTATTGTGTAAGAGGGTCTTTTAACATTAGTTAATAAAGCAACAGCAATTCCACTAATATCTAGAATATATCTATAAGATTGTTGTAAATCTGTTTGATATCTGCTTTCAAGTTCTTTTTTATTGTTCCACTCTTCCCGTAAAACATTTTTATAGGCATTCTGAGTGTGTCTGCGATTTAAATTTTTACCAGCGAATATTGACATCTTATAGTAATTAGATGTTTACTAAAAAATTGTTGCTTAGCCCTCGTTATGAACGGTGTGTTTGGCATAATCAAAGACGATGCCGAGTGTCACTGTTAACAACTCTTCTGAGTTATAGTCTAGTTCACCATAATTAACTTTGGTAATTTGAACATTAAATAACTGCCACTCTTCGACCTTTTGACCTTCGGAATCAAGCGTCGAAATAGAAATCGCACCTAGATTGTTCTCACTAAACTTCTTTTTCGACAGCGTTTTCTTCCACTCTTCGCCGACGCCCCATTTGCTAGGCAACACATAACCAGCGTCTTCTATAATGCCCAAAACTTTGGACGCAACTTCAGGATTAATTGGATCCATCAAAACAATATCCATCGGCTCCCACTTAACGCGGCCGGGAAACTTAAATGTATGGCCCAAAAACTGATGTTCTGCGGGCGACGTTACAGTAAACCCGGGCCTAGAAGCAGACTTTACAAGCCAAGTGGGAATTGCATTATCGCCAGTGCCAAGAGATAAAATATATTTAAATTTACGCTTGGGTTCCATCGAGGGCGAAGCCCATGTGGGTGTTGGTGATGCTTTTTTGCTATGATTCGGCATTATATATTTCTCCTGTTAATCCTCAAACGCTGCACCTGTATTGGTGATTATGAAATCAACTGCAATAAATTCAATTGCTCTCGCAGGCTTAAGGAAAACCTTAGCATACATAATATTTTGATCAACCAAGTCTGGCGTTGTCGTTGTTTCATCCAAAATCAATTTGTAATCTGTTAAGCCGAATCTGGCTTTTACATCTGCCAAGAATGGCTCTGCCCGGGCGATGAATCTGTCCCACGTCTCTCTTAAGTTTGGCTCAAACAGGACATCTGCTGAGATAGTGGATATGCCCTTCTTCACAAAGAGCAACAACCTACGAACATTAATTCTATCTAGGGCGCTTCTTGTAACCTGCAGCGTCTTTTGTCCAAAGATTACGATACCTTCGTTGGGGAATGAAGCAATCGGGTTGATGTTTGCTTCGTAGAGGTCGTCTCTATCCTTCGAAGTAAGCTTCTGTGTTACGTTTACAACCGGCAAACCAGCAACTCCACTTGACAGGCCGCCGCGATTAAAACCAGCAGGCGCGAACCACGGGGCGCGGACTCTATCAGTGTAAGACATTGCACCGATAGCCGCAACAGATGGCGGCATATAGACAAGGTTGCCATAGAGAGTGTCTCTAATCTGTACCCATGGGTAATATACACATGCGTAGCTTGAGTTCAGAGCACGGGCCTTTAAATTAGTAACAACAGTATTGACGCTACCATAAGTAATGCCGGTGCTGCCTTCGGCGGCTGGTGCGAAGTCGCCCTTGAGATCAACAACCGCTAGTGCATCAGCCCTAGCCTCTACTGTTTCAATTAGGTGGCTAGTTAAGCCTTCGTGAGTCAGGCCCGGCACTGCAGCCAGATTAAACTCTACCACTTCTACATCGCTAACAATATCAATTGCTTCCTTGATTGAGTTAAATTCATAGCTGGTCTTTTCAGTCGTGCCAGCGTCATCTAAGCGTGAATTTCTAAACGGCTCTTTTTCTGTAATATCAAAGCCGTCTGAACCGCCATAGAATGTGCTGGTAAATGCTCTAACATTTAAATCTAAGATATCTTTGTAAGAGCCGGTCGCAGTCACTGAATTGACAGCATAAACGTCCTTATCCGCGCTGAGATTGGATTGGGTGCGCAGACCCTGTTCCCAAACAAAGTTCGTGGATATGTCGGCATTGCCGTCGTAGACAGGATCCTCTCCTCTAATTTCGTCTAACGAAAACTTCCACATATACTCAGTGTAATCGCCGCTATCAGTGCCATTAAGATCTTCTGCCTTTGTTCTAATCAGGTCTCTGACGCCGGGATTAAATTTGGAACTGTCCTTGCTTCGGCCAGTCCAAGCGCCAAAATATGCCTGCTTGACGCTAGCCAAATCATCCTGCGAAGATGAAATACGAGTTTGGAGCTTTGGAAATCTAAAGCTAAGAGCAGTACTAACGCCCAATTCCGGGTGGCTGGAGCTTACAGCGTTCGGAACAGTCTCGGCTGCTGGTGGGATTCCGACATTTCTACTGTCAACGTCATACCATCCCCAAGCATATGCTGCGGTTTCAGTCCAATTATTGCCGGCGCCGGATGCAACAGCGCCCTTCTCGTGATTAAAATCTTTATACTTCGAAGGCCCATACACACCGAATGGCAGATATTCTTCATTGGCTGCGCCGCTGTCAACGTCAACATTCATTTGTATGCGAACATACTTAGAAATATTTGGATATTGACCCTTCTCGACCAAGCGCCTCTCAGTCGTATCATATGTAACATAAGAATCGCCGATCTTTCTAGCAACGTAATTTAATGAATTCGGATTCAGATCACAATTGCTGAATTTTTCTAAAATAACGGGCGCTTTGTCAGTATCGTCAATTCTACGAATCTCAACATCAAATGTACCATACTTATTAAAATCGTCAGATGAGTACTTAATTTTCGAAATCGAAACTTTAATATTGTTCTGAACCCATGCGCCATGATCGAGGGCGTGAAGCCTAAATAGCTTTTGCATATTATCATATGCATAGCTGCCAGAAACACTACCGCCGCCCAAATCCTGCGAAAAGAACCAGCCTGTGTACGGCGCGGCATCTTGAGCTTGGCTAAACCCAATTCTGCGGCTGCCGTGTTGACTTGTTGCGGTAGACGAATCGGCCGGTCCTAAACCAAGAATAACGCCGGCATAAGTTGCACTAACTTCGTTTGGAACACCATCGGAACTAGAAGAAACGACGCCGCCGACACCCTTGTTATTGACACCGCCGGCATCAGGCGCCTTTGCATCTTGCGCAAACTCGTATTCATAACTTTCGCCTAACCAGTATTTTTCAGTGCTATTGGTGATAGTGCCATTTGTAAGCGCTGGGTTGGTGTTGAAAACTTTTCTAACAGAGTTTTTACTACCTGCGCTTAAATTAAATGCGATCTTTTTGTCTGTGGCGCCGGCGCTGTCTTTTACCTCAAGTGTAAAATCGCCACTATCATTGGACAGAACCAATTGGCCGCGTGCTGCAGTTATCGTCGCGTTATTTGTGTCGGTGCCCGTCAAGCCAACATAGCCTTCGGGTACGTACCAAACCGCTGCCAATGAGCCGGTGGCTTGTGTGTGGCCTGTGCCGCCGTCTCGGCCGCCGGTGAATCCGGCCGCGTCGAACTTACCTACATTTGTAGTTATTGTGGTGTTCCCGGCGAATCCAAGGGTGGCTTGAGTGAACGTGATTGATTGATTACCATCCCCAGTGCCAGTGATGGTGCCGCCTGTAATTTTGGCGAGGATTGGTGATGTACCTGCTCCAATTGTATCTTTAAATTCATTTAATACAGTAGCTTGTGAATTTGTATTCAAGTTACAAGTAACAGCGATGCAAGTACCTTGAGCCAATAAGTCTGTGTCTGGAGCGCTGCTTCCCAAATCAGAAGTTGCGGTCAAAACAGTACCTGATGCAACTGCGTCGGGTTCAGAGGCATCAGAAAGTATAAATATCCCTACTGTGCCATCTGTAGCGGTGAATTTAACATATTTACCTTCTTGGTCGCCCATGTCCACGGCATCGCCGTCGTCGCAAGTTATCGTGCCCGTGGCGCTTCCGGATGTCGACAACTCAGCAGGAAACACCCAGAGGCCATAAGCGCCGCCTTGGTCGTCAGCAGCCGTTCCTAAAGAATAAGTTGTTTTCCAACCAGCTTCGCCCGCATCAGTTGTTTTCTGAGCGTGTTCTTTGCCCAATAAGCGCACAACATTAATTGTTGGCGAATTCTTTAACCAAGCCTGCGCTGCATATGCTGCATAAGTTGGGGCTTGTAAATTTCCATTTCTCCAAACATCTGTGCCGTCACCGCCGGGGTGTGGCTCGCCAAAAACGTCAACAAAGTCTGAAAACGAGTCGACCTGTACGGGGCGCATAGCTGGTCCTTTTTGGGTTCTACCAATGACCAGTGGTCCGATGTTTCTTGGTTCGCTCGGTAATTGAGAATTGTCGATTTCATTTAAGAAAATACCGGGTGAAACAAATCTAAATTTTTTTGCGCTCATATTGTCAACTCTCCTAGTATTTATAACTTTTCTATCAATAAATAGTTGTTGAAAACTTAAAAAACCACGCTAGGGGCGGAATGGCTCTTTTTCTTCCCCGTCNTTTATGCTGTACTCATTTATGTCACCCANCATTACTCTTTCTCTTTGGAATCTTAATTTGACGGGGTTTTCTCTTATTGTAACTTTAGGAGTAATTTGATTTTTTTCATCACCCATTAAATAGCCGAGGACCGTTATAGTCACTGTTGTTTCATAGCTTTTTTCTTCTTCGCCCAGATTAGAAGCGTTGTTGGTCATGGTGAGAGTTTTATCAATAAAAGCTTCATAAAAATGACCTCCTTTTCTAATGATAAATTGATTAATATTGCCGGTGTAGGTCATCAGCGGCTGCATCAACTCATTCATTTGCTGTTGATAATCTGTTCTTAAATTAATATCATATTTTATTTCATAATATATTGGCAGTGGAATTGTGTAGCTGTGGTAAACAATTCTTTGATTTTCTATTTTTCGGCCAAAGGCATCTTTTTTCGGAAAGTTGACTTGGCCATAATTTGCTCTAAGCATTTCAGCATTTGCGAAATTTCTTGTTTTGCTTTGATTTATTTTTTTTGTAAAAGAAAAAGTGCCGCCTCTATAATCTTTGTTCGGAAATAAATGCGCTGGAATTGGCCGCTTATCTGCCTCTGCCTTGGCGATGCCTGTCCTTTCAACTGAAATCATGGGAAACACCAATGCATCAGATTCAACAGTTCGTGTTTCTTTTTTGTTTTTAATCTGAAAAGCGCGCTCTGCAGTTATCCAAATAATGGGCGTTTCTTTCCAGCCATCGTTTGTTGTAGTATGAAGACTCAAGCCGTTGATCCAATCATATATTGCAGCATCGATGGTCTCAAAATTTGAAGGTTCTAAATTTATAACTTTTTCACTTGGCATTAAACTTACCATCCCTTGCTCTTATGCACGTAGCAACGATTTCATATCTCGTCTCAATTTGACCGAACAGTTGTTCTGGCTCATCTAGCTTAACTATCTCATAATGAATATCGCCATACAAAACAAAATCGCCTATTCTGATAAAAAGATCTTGATCTTCTGCTAATCTTCTCTTGTGAAAACGAACAGTAATTGCTGCCCTTCTGTCAACTCCGAACTTGCCGCTCTCTGTGATCATTCCTTGCCAATCAACGGCGGCATAAACCCTTATTGGAGCTAAAAATGACTTTTCTATTGCCTCTCCATAAACTTCATGGTACTCAGAGTGTTCGACACTTACTGGATAATACAATACTTGTTGGCCGGCGACTCTTTCTAGAATTTCGTCACTAAATTGTTTAACTAAATTCTTTTCTTTTTCACCAATAAATAATGGAGGCGGGGGCGCATCGGGTTGTGACCATTCATTATCTGCCATTCAGTTTATCCTCTATCACCAAATAAATATCGGTATTGGTACCTTGGTCAACGCCTTGGTGGCGTTATCAGTCATGTTTGCATCTCTTTCGACCAACTTAGCATACGTCAATTCGTCAAGGACCGTCTTAAGCTCGTCTCTTAGCTCTTTTTGTTCAGTCTTACCCTCGGTCACCATGGTTGCGCCGTCGAGCGTTACAGTGCCTCCGGGCAGCGGTACGCCGCCGAACTTGCTTCTAATGTGCCCAAGCATCTCTTTGCACAGAGCAAGGGCAAAGCGGCGTATCCACTGCTTGCCAATGCTATTAATCCTGTCGTATGGTATATTAGCATATGGCAGAGTGTTCATATTGTTAACGCCATCGTGGCCTTTCGACCGATCGCCGTGCTCGTCCCACGCGTCTCTCTGCACAGTGAATTTTACCCAAAGTTTTTTTGGATAATTGCCATCTGGCGCTGGATAAATCACTAATTTGTTGTTCTGAATCTCATAAGAATACTGAGAAATTCTTGTTTTGACGCTATCTTCATAATTTATAGCTTGCAATTTATTTTGCCAAGTTGGAACAATTTCAAACGTTGAATCATCTGCAAACTGACCATAACTTGACATGTTACCAATTACATTTAAGCCGCCATAATATGCAAAGAATCTCCACATTGCCCTAGGAGATACATAAAATACTTTTTTAACTGTAATCTTTCTGTTACCAATCGTATCATCGGAATCAAAACCAAAATCACCCATGTCAAAGCTGGTCTTTATCATAGACTGTAAATCATAATCTTGAACACTAGAAGTTACTGCAATAGAGGCCGAATAAACTGTTAGATCGCCGCCTGCAACTGGAGCCGCCTCTGTTCCCATCCCATCAGCAGCACGCTGAGTGTGGCTAAATGTGAATCTGGGGTATCTTAGTTCGATATTCTTGTCTTTTAATGATTCCCCCAATTTGATTTGGCCATCTTCATCGAAAGAAGCGGTCGTGGCGCCCAACGAATCACCAAGTGAATTTTTGGCTTGGTGAATATTAACGAGATAAGAGTACTCTAATACAGCCTCTTCATAAGCAGCATAAACATTACCCTCTGTTAATTCAACATCTAATACGTCGCCGCCGAGCTTCTTATAAACATAAGCAACTTGATCAACAGCGCCGTTTAAAAAATCATCGCTTGAGGCATATATGCCATATGGCAAAGTAGCCGCAACATTTGCGCTGGTGCCCGCTGAAGGCAGCACTGACTTACTTGCTGTGCTAGCGGGGGTTAAAGTTGGTATAGCCATTCATTAATTCTCCTAATCATAGTAATTAGTTGAGTGGCTTTAAAAAAGAGTGGGTCTAAGTGGTTTTAGATTTCGTTG